GCGTTCTCCTCACATCATCCCTATGCCCATCTTGGCCGCTCCGCCCATGAGGTTGAAGATGCCGGCATTGGTCGCCGCCGCTGCTTGCGACTGGTTCTTGTAGTTGTCGCTGATGTACTGCGCGATATTCGACGCCGCGACCGGCGAGCCCTGAAAGGCTTGAAACTGCGGAATGGTCGCCTGCGAGCCCGACATCAGCGCGGTGATCTCGTTGATCGGCTGGCTGCGGGTCTGATACGCCTCTTGCATCTGGGCGCCGCGCAGATTGTTCAAATAAGAGTTCGCCGTCTGGTTCATGTTGAAGCGTTGCGTGCCGACGTCGTTGAAGGCGGCCTGCGCCGCGCGGCTCTCGCTTCCCGAACCCAGATAGGCTTGGCGCGCAGCCTCGGCGCGGCTGTCGTCGCGGGTCTTCTGCATCTGGGCGTAGCCCTGACTGCCGGGAGCCAAGCCGCGATTGGCGAGGCTGGTTTCCTGAGCCTGCTCCGCTGGCGCGACGTTGCGGTTGTAACTCTCCATCATCGCCTTTTCGATGCCGGCGCGATCCGTGACCCCGGTATCCTGGCGCAGCTCCTGTTGCGGCAAACTAGTTTGCCACGGCGTCCACTGGCTCGGGTCTACCGGCTTGTTGAGCGCATCGCGCATGCGGGCAGACTGTTCTACCCCTGCGGTGCCGAGGTTGTATTTCGATTGGGTCTCCAACCCGAGCAGCTTTTGCTGGTCGGGCGCGAGCGAGGTGGTCTTCTGCCACTGCGGCGCGTAACCTGTGACTCGACCGTTGGTGTAGATCGGCGTTTGCCCGGTCTGATTGTAGCTGACCGAACCATATGGATTGACTTCGTTGGCGTTGCTGGAAGCGCCGCTGAACTGGCTGGCGAAAGAGTTCTGGGCGTTCTGCGCGCCGGCGGTTTGGTAGGGATCGGGCGCGTTGGGCTGAGAAACCATCAGTGAACCCTCTCGTAGAAATGCCCGGGGAGGACCGGCACCGTACGCGGCGACGCATCGGCGTCATGGTCCGGCAGATACAAACAATCCTCTTTGAGCATGCCGTAGACGATAGTGTCGCGACTGCCTTCGAGCCCCAAGGGCCGGTAACCTTCGTAAATAAATCCCAGCCGCTGCACCTGGCGCAGGGCCCGGCGATTATCCGGCTCGACCTCGGCGGTCAGTCGTTTGACCTTGGAAAACAGCGCCACGAAGATCGCCCGGAGGACCCGGCGTGAGAGACATCGCGGATCGAGCACCAGAACGGTCACCCTGCCCTCGAACCACACTGGAAATTCGACGGCGAAGATGCCGATTACGTGGCCTCTTTCGTTGCGCGCCCACGCCGAGAACCACCGCGGAGCCTTGAAATCACAGAGAGTGAAGTCGACGCGAAGATGCCGCGTCAGCATCGCCTGCGCGTCAGAGGGGAGATCGCCGAAGAATATCTTCACATCAATCCGCCTTCTTCATAAATCACGTCCGCACCCGTAAGCGCGAACGTGCAGCCCTTGAGGCTGGCGCGAATTCGCGGGGCCCCGACCCGCCCGAGCCCCACCACGCCCTGCCATTTCTGGCGCGGCACCGCGTCGATAGCCCAGCCAGAAACGTCCCAGACAGCCGTATCCCAGCTTCCGGCCACGTTCACGGTAGCGACTTCAGGCAGATTGGTCGGCGGCGTGGCGACATAGTCCACTTCGACGTCGACGAACGGTTTCGGATTGCTGTCTGAGACCATATAGAGCCGCGCCAGCTTGAACTGCTTCTTGTTGACGCTCTTGAAGCTCGACCAGGCGAAGCGGACGTCGACGTCGATCGCCGCGCCGTTGTCGTCGAGATACTCAGGACCGGTCTGGTAAATCTTGCCGTTCTCGGAGCTGAAATAGGCGTGGTTGCCGAGCCAAGCCCAGCACCGCGCCGGCAGGTCAGTCCATTTCGACCACACCGCGCTCGGCATGAACCGAACTAACTGCTGGTACTTACCGCTGCCCATCGGCATGTTGCAAATTGCATGGTTGGTCTGGCTGTTGACGATAACGCTCCAGCCGTAGGCGTCGCGGAAGGTTCTAGAAACGTCGATGAATTCCTGCATGATGTTCTGATCGGATGTGCCGAGATTGTCGCTTTCGGCCTTCAAAAGCGTCGACATCGGCACTAGCCCGGTCGAAATCATGACGTAAAGCTCGCCACCGTAATTGACGGTGCAGCCAGGGCTCATCGGGGTATCGAAACGAAACACGCCGACAAGTTTGAAACTACCGTCAACGGCGTCTGGATCGGAGCCTTGATAGATCGCGGCTTCACCATTCGAGGAGAATATCACCAGCAGGTTTTCCATGCTGGTGCCGCCCGAAAAAGTCCAAGTTGCGAGCGCCTTGATGGTGCCGCCGCGCCTGAAATACGCATTGAGCGGCAGCGTTTTCAGCGTACCGCCAATAACCTGGATCGGCCAGTAATAGACCACCAAGTCCTGACTGTCGGCCAGCCATACCCGGTTCATATGGGACAGGATTTTGTCGACTTTATTAGGATCGAAAGCGCGTGGCGCTACCGCAGGATCGACATCCATTTCAACTTGACGGAAACCGCTCTCGGCCGCTTCCGGAATGCCGATCCTTTCCGCTTCCAGGCTCGGCAATGAACCCGAAGTGCCGTCCCACGCTACTACACCATCAAAGCCATTAACCATGACGGTATTTTTTACCTGCGACAGATTGGCGAACGAGGTCCACTGCCATTGATCGCCGCCGTAGACCTTGGTGCCGATCCGGGTGCCGGTGGCGTTAAAGAGACCATCGCCAGCGCCGACGATGAACTTCTGACCGACGCCGTAAAACGGGATCATGGTGGAAATTCTGCGGCCATCAGCAATCGAGCCCACCTGAGTGTAACCTGGCCGCAATATGATACGGTCCTGCATGACGACCCAGTTGGTCAGGATCGAAGCCAGCAGCGGGTCGGCTTCGTTGAGCTGGGCGTAGCGGCTGAGACCTTTCAGTGGGACACTCACGTGCGCGACATGGCTGGTCGACTTCCGCTTGCTGCGGGTCATGGTGCCGCGCCGGTCTTTGATCTTCAGAAACTGGGTCGGCATCATCCGCGTCATTGCACGCGCCCCGCATCGAAATCGAGGTCGAGCACGGGCGCGTTGCGCGCGGCGAGCTTGTTGAGCCGGACAATGAAGTCCCGCTGCTCTTCGCCGTATTCGAGGCCCTTGGCTTTCAGGAAACGGTATTTGAGCCCGTTGACGGCAAGTCTCGGGTCGAACAATACGATGTCGGTGTCCTGGGTAGGCCGTGCCTTGCGCACCAGATTGCCCGCGTCGTACAGCCAGTTGCCATCACCAAGCGCGTCGCGATACGGCGCATCAAGCAGCAGCTCATCCGCCACGTTTTGCAGCAGAGCCGTCATCTGCGCGACGTCCTGATCGGCGCTGCCGACGGCTTGCAGCACCGGAACCTGGGAGGTGCCAAGCTCCAGCGAGACGTCGGAAACCACTTGCAGGATGGTGGCCAGACGCGGCATCAGGCGACCATTTTCAGTTTAAGGGTGTCGATCATGGTCTTTTGCGTCGAGATGGTGACGACGGCTTCTTCGATTTGCTCCTTCAGCGCTTCGACCTGACCTTGCAGGCCAGTGACCAGTTCTTCGTATTGGCCCGCCCTCGACTGCAAATCGATCATCTTCACGGCGCGGTCGGCGATCTCAACGATATCGGGAGGTATGGTCTTGACCGCTTCGGCGCGGCGCTTCTTGCTCACGAGCTGCGCCAGCTGCTCGACGGTGTGGATGTCGCGCGCGGCGCACATCTGGAAAATGTGAGGAAGACACGCCGGCCACAGCGCCAAGGGATAGCCGACGATCTCCTTGCGGGCCTCGCAGGTCTTTTTGTAAAGCTCGTAGGGCCCGGGATGGTCGATGAAGTCGACCTCTTCGGCTTCGCGCTCAATGGAAAGAAAAGGCGGCCGGTCCATCCGGACGCGAGTGGTTTCGCGATAGCACGGCAGGCCGTCGGGACCGTTGCCGTCGCGCTCCCAGCCGGAATGGAAACGAACCAGTGTCGGGGTGTCGGACATATCAGCTCCATCGGGGAGCGCGGGGAAAAAACGGCGGCCGTGCTCCCCGCAAGTCGGCCGCCGTTATACAGGGCTCAGGTTCCGGTAGCGGTGAGCCTGCCCTGCATCGCCCGATTGGACAGGGTCAGCGCGCCCATGAAGGCGAGATGACGAGTGACGGCATCCATATCAGGACTTTGATCAGGAAGATCGAGCGCCTCGAAGTTGCGGCCGGAGTAGATCTCGAACTTCATGTACTTGGTGTTGAGGTAGTAGGCGCCGGTGAGGCCGGTGGCGACGCCGTCGAACACCAATGGCGCGCTCTTGTATTTCAGCGTCTCGAAACCGAGGGCCCCGAGGCGAGCGTCGGCGTAGCGCTGGTTCTCCTGCAAACCGCTTTCGTAAGTCGAGTAGATTTCACCGTCGGCGACGATGAGATCTGGCTTCTCGGCGCCTCTGATCAGCTTCATCCAGAGCGCGTTCATGCCGGCTTTCAGCGCCGGGTACTGCAAGCCTGTCGCTCGCGCCACCGCTTGGAACTGGTTCTTCCAGAACGTCCATGTGGTGGCGTCGATGCCGCCGATGATACCGAGGCCGTCGGTGGTGACGAAGCCCTTGAGGCCCACGAAGCTCTTCGCCACCGTGCCGTCGCCATAGACCGCCTTGGTGATGTTGTTCTTCATGGTGGCCTCGGCGTTGTCGAGTTTGCCCTCCAAAAGATTGAGGATGCGCTCGCGCGAACGGTTCTTGGCCAGGTCGGGGCCCGAAAGCGTCACCGAGGCTACGGCGTTCGCCGGATCATAATGCGCCTCGGAAATCGTGTCCTTGGTGGCGCGCGAGAGCAGTTCGGTGCCGAGGTACCAAGCAAAGGTTTCTTCGGCGTAAGTCAGTGGGCAGGCGATAGCGCGGCCGCCTTCGATGACGCGGACGCGATTGCCCTCGCGCAAGAGGGCAGTGACGGCGTTGGAGTTCGAGACGTTATCGGCAAACTGCTTGTGGTAGTTCTGGATGGTGGTAGCGACCAGCATGCTGACTGTTGGGTCGGCCATCTAGGGCTCCTGTGGAGAGCTGCGAAGCTTCTCCTCCTATGAGGTTAATACCCGATCTCCTCAGCAGACTGCTCGATGGTGTCGCGTATCGTTCCCCGCGAAGGCCCGTTGACGCCCGGCGGCTTGACCGCAGGGCTGGTGAGGCCCCGGAGGTTGCCGCGTTGCGCGATCTTGGCTTTCTCGACGTCATGCCGCGACTGCTGGCGATATTGTTCGGCCGCCAGTAATTGCTTCCTGACATCAGGATGAGACCAGCAGGCCGCGTCGTAGGCTTCGGCGAGGCTGCGCTGGGGATTGGCCTTGTAGAGGTCGAGAATGATCGGCAGCACGGTGTTGAAATGCGGCCGCAGCGGTTTGCCGTCGGCGCCAATCTCGTCCGCGAACTGGTCGATATTCGACCGCGCATGCTGTTCCCCTGCTTGAGCCCGGGCCTGGTTTTCGGCGGCCCAGTGGCTCTGGATCTCGCTCCGGAGAGCGTTCAGTTCACCCGTTGTCTGACCGAGACGATCAGCGAAGAATTTCACCGCCGGGTCCTTCAGCTCCGCTTCCGCGAGACCTTCGGGGATCGGCGATTTGCTGAGAGCGGAGAAAATGCGCGCTGGGTCCAGCCCCATTCGCTCGGTCATGTCCACCAGCACGCTGAACCGTTCCTGTTGGTTCGGGGACATCGCCCGAACGTGCAAGCCGGCCCATTCCTGGACCGCTTGCGTGGGATTGAGGCCCATCTGCTGCAACGACGATTGGATACGTCGATCCGTGAACACTGGCGCGAGCGATTGCGTGAACTGGACTGCTCCCGCACTCGCCTGAGACTTGCGCGTAAACTCGGCTTCCATTTCGCCGTGCCGCCTTAGAAGGAAGGCCTGTCCTTCCTGAGGCAGCTTGGCGAACGTGGCTTTGTCGTCGGCGCTCCAGTGCTCGGGGACCTGATTGCTTTTCGCGGCTTGGACCGCAGCTGGATCGGGCTCAGTGGCACGGGTCTCGGAAACTTCTGGCTTCAGGGCTGGATCGGCAGCTGGGGGCCGCGCGATTGCTTCGCCTGGCTGGGCCTCCGATGATTTGGAAACCCAACGGCCGCTTTTATCGCGCGGTCTGTCGTCGGATGCAAGGGGCTCGGAAGGCTCGGAGGCGTCCTGGGGCTCCCGAGAGACCTCCTCGGCGCTGTTCTCTAAGCTGTCATAGGCCTGTTCGGCGATATCTCTAAGGCTCGGTTGGGACGGGCCGGCGCCGTTGTTGGTATCGGACATCTCTGGCTTTCTTGAAAGCTGCGGGGGTATCCCGGAGGTCGTAGCTGCCGGAATGGTGGAGATCGCGGTCGCGCTGGCGGCTGGACGAGATC